CAAGTAACTAGCATTTTGCTACCTGTAGCAACTGCCGACAGGGAATTAAATCCGGCTTCCAACGTGGACATGAAGGGGTACACCCCTAATGGAGCAGCAAACTTGCTATCAAACTGGTCCATTGAGTTCAGGCGTCCATCCGTTCTACGCATGTTTGGCCATGCTTGGGAATGGGCGGGCTTCCTCAACTATACGAAAGCTCTCCCCCGTTACCAAGGGGACTTGTCCCCACAAAATCAGTTCACCTATTACTTCACTAACGAACTCGGTGGTCGAGTTTATGCGACTGGCTTTAACCAAGAGGGCTACTTTGTAACTGCGGCAGGTTTAACCGACTTGAGTACTGGGGCGACAATTAGTATTACCGATATTGGAAATCCTTTCGCGGGAGTTGATATTCCAACATACTACCCTGCATTAACCGTGGATAACCTAAGCGTTACCACAAGTGTCGAATTTACTTCAGGGTGTAACATTTCGGGAGCCCCGATTTTCTCCCTGGACTGGTATCAGAACTTCCGTGTTGCTAGCCAGACCCAAACTGGAATTACTCGTTATGCGACCAATGTCGAAACCGCCGCTGGTACTGCCACGGATGTAGCTATTTCTCCCGCAACCTTAGCTTACGCTTCTGCATCAGGCGTGATCGGATTCCCAACCGGTACTCGCATGAGTTTCAACAACGCTTCTCCACCTCCAGGGTGGGCCATCGTAACAGGTGCCGCTTTTGATAATGCTGCTATCAGGATTGTTAACTCTTCGGGAGCTGCATTCCCTGCAGCGGGGGGTTCCAGTGGTGACCAACCGTTCACAACCGTATTCACCGCATCAAGGAGTTCAGGTATTAGCGTAGCAACCAACGGCTCTGTGAGTAATCACACACTGACTGTGACCGAATTGGCATCTCACCAACATTTCTGGGATGATACCTCTAATCCTGATAGACTATTTATAGGTAATATCCCGAGCCAATATGCTACAGGAGACCCAACCATGAGCTATACGGGTAATGGTTCCTATAAGATGACCTTTAAGGGGGGAACAGGTCTGAGTGGTGGCAGCAATTCCCACGGACACAGTTTCACCAACCCCTCTTACTCAATGGGTGGACTGAACTTCAATGTAAAATATGTTGATTTCATTGTCGCACAACGGTTCTAACTCAATCTAACACACTAATACACAACCATGAAAAACGTAAATTATTGCCCCCTCATTAAAAAAGACTGCATTGAACATAAATGCTCCTGGTTTTGCCAAGTGAGGGGGATTAACCCAAATACCGGTCAAGAAGTAGCAGAATGGCAATGCGCTGTAACCTTGCTTCCAATTCTCCTAATCGAAAATTCTAATCAGCAGAGACAAACTTCGGCGTCAGTTCAAAGTTTCAGGAATGAGTCCATAGAAAGGTCCGACCTGATGAATACAATCCTCTTGCAGGCTTCTCAAGGACACACGAATAGGGATGCCATTCAACCGGTAGAATTGAGAGAAATCCTGCCAGGGTAAAACCTTTCTATACATAGAACAAAATGTCACAGATTACAATAGTCCCTATCGACCAAGTAGTGGTCCTTAGCGGAGCAGCGGCCTCCGGGGTTGACATGGCATCCGTAGACCCGGAAATTCATGCCGTTCAGTTTAATACAGAGCTAGGTAAGGGGACGGTAGAGTTTAAAACAAACCCGGAGACTGGTGCCACTAGGCCCCAAGAGCAAATCACCAATGTTGACCCCTGGGAACCTCAAATCTTAGATGCGGAGGAAATTCTTTTCTGCCGACGTAACCCTAAAACTTTCTACAGCACTGTCGCCCCCATTGGTGCTCCCATTGAAGTGACTAAAAAGGGTTGGCCCCAGCCCGACAACAGCACCGAACAAGCCCCCCCAGCTCAACCTTCACCGAATACATCTCTCTATTGGGACGGCACTGAGTTTGTATGGTCAGCGTTCCCTATTGATTTGGACCTGGCTGGCGCCCAAAATTATGTCACTAGCCTAGTCAACGATAAAGCCTATGCGCTGTTGCTACCATCTGATTGGTATGTAGTGCGTCAGTCTGAAACTGGCAAGGCAATTCCTGGAGAATGGGTTACCTGGAGAGCAGCCGTGAGAGCCGCTGCTAGTGAGAAGCTCACAACCGCCGCTTCGCAAAATAGTGTAGAAAGTCTGCGGACCTACTGCCAAAGCGAAAGCTTTCAAACCTGGTGACCTTTCCTCAAATCAGAGCGGGTATAACTCCTAATAAAGAACAAAAACGAGTTCCAAGTCACCATGCCCCAAACAATCCAAATCCTAAGGAGTCTAGAGGCAAAGAAGCGCCCCAACCCCGCAACTCTTTTGCCGGGGCAACTGGCTGCGAACATTAATCCTGCTGAGCCAGGTTTATACTTCTCTGACACAAGCGGCAACCTTCGGAAAGTTGGGCCTTGTCACATTGGCCCTGTACCCCCCAATTCCGGAGTCTTGCCACCGCTATTTGCAGGAAACTGCATCGGGGAAATGTGGTATGATACTGTTAATGAAGAACTCAAAATTTGGAGCGGGTCTGCTTGGATCGCTATCCAAGGTGGTGGAGGCGGTACCGGGGATTTGGGAGACCTATCCCTTACCAATACGGCTAGTAACCCCTACCTTATCTTCACAGATTCTGCCGGGAATCCCCAAAGATTCAACCTGAACGCATCCATTTCCCAAAGGGGGCAAGTCCAGCTTTCGTCATCTTTGACCGATGTTTCCGAGACATTGGCGGCCACGCCGAAGGCAATCAGTCTCTTAAGCACCAACATAGGGACTATAAGTTCAGGTTTATCTACTGCAAACACAAACATTGCCACCCTGCAACAACAACTTCTGAAGTTCAGAGATAGTAATAGGATTTATGTTTCCAAGAGTATTTACGCTAGCGATAGCAACGATGGAACTTCCCCGGGCGAACCTTTACTCACACTTGGCGCAGCAGCAGCAGCGGCCCAGCCTGGTGACCTAGTTGAAGTTGGTCCTGGCCTTTATACCGAGCCAAGCCTCCCTATTCGTTGGAAGCGTGATGTTGGCATTTTGGGTAAGGGTCTTCGTAACGCCCGGGTACAACCTGCAGCCGGTCAAGAATATAATGATATTTTCAAAGTAGATAGTGGATTCTGGTGCTGGGGTCTGGAATTTGCTGGGCACCAGGCTGATAGTTCCACTGGGAAGCAAGCCTGGTCCGTCAGCTTTGATGAAACTGCTGATAACACTGCACTAGGAGCTGTCGGGCCCGGGGCTTACATTTTCAAGTCACCCTATATTCAAAACTGTACCTCCCTGACTGCAGAAGACGACAACGGTAACGCAGGCTCCCAGTCAACTGGGGATACAGGTGGTGGAATCATTGTTGATGGTGCATCCTGTGCTAAAAATAGTCCCATCCGTTCAATGGTGGTCGATAGCTTTACACAAGTTAACCTAGGTGGCCCTGGTTGTCTTGTCAAAAATGATGGTTATGCGCAGCTAGTTTCGTTCTTCGGGACTTTCTGTATCTACCATGTTCGTACTGAAAGCGGAGGCCAAGTTAACCTTTCCGGCGGGGGTACTAGTGACTTTGGTACATATGGATTAATGGCCGATGGTTACTCTCCATCCTCCCTATATACTGCTAAAGCACGAGTGTCCGCATTTGGTGCGTCAAGGATTGAAAAAGGTGTTACATTTGATGTTTCTACCGATCTGATAACTTGCATTGACCTTTTGGGGCATGGGCTCTCAATTGACGACCAAGTTGTCTTCAACTGTTCGCAAGGAACTTTCCCGGATAACATAGTAACAGGGACGAAATACTTTGTGATTTCCAGTGGTTTCACCACGGTAGATTTCAAAGTCTCCCTGTCTCAAGGTGGATCTCCAGTTAACATTTCCGGAACTGCCACAGGAACTTACACAGTTATTCGCCAGGGTGATACCGAAATTGATGTAATAGACTTGGGTGCCAATAGATTAGGTAGGCAACTCAAATACCCGACTGCAGGAAGCGCAGGAAGTCCTGGAAATGCCGTTACGATTACGGCCAGAGGTGGCACATCCGCAGGGTCTAGCTTTACGGTAACCTTAGACACCAGCTCCATCAGGCACGAGTATACTGGTGGCGGATCTGTTACCATCGGCGCTAATACTTATCCGGTTACAAGTTGTACCTACAATAATCTGACTGGCTCCACGGTCCTGACAGCTACGGGCTATGCACCCACCTTAGGTGCCCAAGTGACGATGCAGAATCTGTTTTTCACTTGTAGTTCCTCTAGCCGCCCTAGTTCTGGTATTTTACTATTCCCTCAACTTCCTTTCCCAAGTGGTGGTGCTACAGCGTTCACTTACATCAAGACGGGCACTAATACGTTCACTTATTCAACTACTGCAACTCCTTCTGGCCCAGAACACGAATATGTTTCAGGTGGTACGGCCACCATCGGTTCAACTGACTATGGGGTGGCAGATTGTTCCTATGTTAAAAACACTGGGCTCGTAACGATCACAACCGTAACCCCTTTGCCTGGGGCGTCTTCCGGAACCGTCACGGTTGAGGGCCTAAACTTCATTTGCCCAACTTCGGGCTACGTGATTACAGGTAGTGTTCCGATTGATATTAACGGAAATCCTGTACCGTTTAACGCACCCACTCAAGCTGGTTACCGAATTAATTTCTATTCTGGAACTAACGGGGGCCTGAAAAATACGATCGATGCCAACCAAGTTATTGATTTTAGAAACCGAAGCCAAGTTAGCGCCCCAAGCCACACTTTCGAATATGTCGGCTCCGGCACAAACTATGACGCCTTGCCATATAATGGAGGGGTACCAGTCCCTGCCAACCACATAGTTGAAACGAACAATGGCAGAGTCTTCAGCAGCAACACCGACGAACTTGGGAACTTTTCAGTCGGAAGCAGTTTTAATGTAGACGGTACCACTGGCTCTGTTACAATTAATACAGATCAGTTTAACCTGTCGGGTTTGAATTTCATAGGCCCATTCAGTAGAAACGGTGGTATTAGCACAGTCGGCGAGCAGCTTCGTGAGGTTAGCAATAATACAAGCCTAATTGCAAGTACAGGAGTTGCCGATGGTAATACCGTACCAACTCAGTTCGCTGTTAAGGAGTACACTGGTAGTCGTTATGTTACCAACGTGGCCGTTGAAGTCGGTGGGCCTTTAAGTGTTACCGGCAATGCTAGTGTAAACGGGATAGGAATTTGGAGCTATGAGAGGACTTTGTCTATCGCAGCAGCAACGACTTCTGCTCGCGGAACCATGAGTGCAGCTGATAAGTTTAAGCTTAACGGCGTTGCAGATGGCGCAACTGCGAATCAGACTGATGCCTTCCTTTTGAATCGCGCTAACCATACCGGTACTCAGACGCTTAGCACAATTTCAGGCGCAGGAACCATGGCAGCGCAGGCTGCTACCAACGTAGCCATCACTGGTGGGGCAATCTCGGGGGTTACTCTGGGTTCTGCAAACGTCACTTTTACAGGGGGTTCAATTTCGGGTGTAACCTACGGCACCCAATACTCAACTAGAACAACAGTTACGGCATCAGCTGGGACCTACACCGTAAACGCAACTCTAGGAAATGAGTTTGTAACGAATGCGGCCATTGCAGGTGCCACGATAGTAAACCTTTCCAACCTAGCGAGTATTCCCACAGGAGCAGTCTGGAGAGCTGTATTCTCCTTTGCATATACATCTGGGATCATAAATTGGTTCCCGGCCAATACAGGCTCTGGATACACTTTGAGGTGGGATGGAAACAACGCAATTATACCAACGGCAAATGAAACTGAGACTGTGATTATCACAGTTGTCGGTGGCGGAAACGTGATCGAGGTTGCCGCGCTGCGGGGGAGGAACTCATAATGATGGGACGCATGGCGCTAATGGCGGCGAGATCGCCCTCAATCCAATTTATCGCCCTTGGCCAAACAACTAGAAATTGGGGGGGAATGACAACCTTCAACGGTAACGTATATGCCAGTGTTAGAGGTGGCGATATTTACAAGCAGACAGGGGGCTCTGGTAACTTTGTTGGGCTTGGCCAAACAAGTAGAGATTGGATGGCAATGACAACCTTCAACGGTAACGTATATGCCAGTGATAGGGGTGGCGATATTTACAAGCAGACAGGGGGCTC